TGGCATGAATTACGCCGACCTTGTCACGCAGGTAAGCGATTACTGCGAGAACTCTTTCCCAACTGACAATATGAATACGTTCATTCGTCAGGCGGAGCAGCGCATCTATAACACCGCGCAGCCTGCTAATTTGAGAAAGAACGTGACAGGCGTATTGACCGTAGGTAATAAGTACCTCCAGTGCCCAACAGACTTTCTGTCGGTATATAGCCTTGCCGTATACCCATACAACACCACAACTGCTACCGGAACGTCTGGAGCTAAAACAATTGTGGTGGCAAGTACTACAGGTATTGAAGTAGGCCAACAAGTTACTGGAACAGGCGTTGGCACTAATGCACAGGTTCGTAGTATTGCCAGCACAACCATCACGTTGACTGTAGCTAATAGCGGCACGGTGTCAGGTTCTGTGGTGTTTCAAGGCGACTATTTGTACTTATTAAATAAAGACGTTAACTTTATACGTGAAGCGTATCCACTGTCTGCACAAGTAAGTGAACCAAAACATTATGCTATCTTTGGCCCACGATCAGACAATGTGAATGAGTTGACGTTCATTGTTGGCCCAACACCTAGTGCGGCTTACAACGCAGAGCTTCACTACAACTACTACCCTGAGTCTATTGTCACTGCTGGCACCACTTGGCTTGGTGATAACTTTGACTCCGTATTACTGTACGGCACTATTTGTGAGGCTTACACCTACATGAAGGGTGATGGGGATATGGTCAAGCTGGCGCAAGATCGTTATGTGCAGGCCATTGCTCTGTATAAAAACCTGTCAGATGGCAAACAACGCGCTGACGCTTATCGTGATGGTCAACTTAGAACGGCTGTCTCATGAGTAACATTCTCCAAACCCAGACCACTAGCTTTAAAACAGAGCTATATACCGGCGTTCACAACTTAGCTATCAATACGCTAAAGATTGCCCTGTATACGGCTAATGCTAATTTAAACGAGGCAACCACTGTCTACACGACCGCCGCAGAGGTAACGGGTACAGGGTATGTGGCGGGTGGCGTAACGCTGACAGGTGTAACCATTAATTCCTCTGGGTATACAGCGTATGTAGACTTTGCCGATGTAGTATTTAATGCATCTGTGACGGCTCGTTGTGCTTTGATCTACAACGTTACCCAAGGTAATAAATCAATTGCTGTGTTGGACTTTGGGTCTGACAAGACTTCTACTAATTTCACCATCACAATGCCTGCTAACACAGCCACAGCAGCATTGATTCGTTCTTCTAACTAAGGAGTCACCATGACTATTGAGAAAACCAAAGCCACTGACGTTGTTTCTAGTGGCTTAACTTGCAACACAAAAGCTGGTGAAGCCGCACAAGCTACAGGCAAATACTATGTTCAGTGCCATGACAAAGATGGTAATTTGAAGTGGGTTGCTGAGTCTAAGAATTTGGTAGTTAATGCAGGTCTGGCTTATATGGCTGGTTCTGCTTTGACTTCTGTTACCCAAATTACTACTTGGTACTTGGGTTTAATTACTGGCCCCGGCTCTGGTACTACATTTGCTGCTGGCGACACAATGCTAACGCACGCAGGCTGGACAGAGTTTGTAAATTACAGCAACGCAACCCGTGTTACAGCTACTTTTGTAACGGCTACAACCGCCAACCCTTCCATAGTGACTAACGCGGCTTCACCAGCGGCGTTTAACATTAGCGGCGCAGGAGGCACAGTTGCTGGTGCGTTTTTAACCAGTGGTAGCGCTAAGAGTGGTACGGCGGGTACTTTATTCTCTGAAGCAGATTTTGGCGCTCCCGGCGACCGCGCTGTGGTTAGCGGTGATACTTTGTCTGTGACATACCAATTCAGCTTGGCGGCTTAATATGGCTGGGTGGGGTAGCGGCTCATGGGGTTCAAGTGGTTGGGGCGGCTTTGTCGCCTACGATAGCTCCATAACCGAAACCGCCACCGCAGCAGACGCGATTGTTGCGGGAAAAACATTTGGTGCTTTAGTTGCTGGAGGATCGTGGGGTTCTTACGGGTGGGGTCAAGGTTCTTGGGGTGGTGAGGGTGAGTTTGCTATCGCAACAGATACAGTAAGCGCGGAAATTACGTTAGCCGCAACGATTACTGAGACAGCCACAGGTACGGATTTCATTCTTACGGGAAGCGTAGTTCAGGCACAGCTTGCTGAGGCGGTTACAGGTAGTGATGCAATTACATCCGTACCTACATACCCCGCAACAGTAACTGAGGTAGGTACGGGATCAGATGTAGTATCTAGTGTGCCGACATTTGCGGCGGCGGTAACTGAAAGTTCCACAATCACTGACGAATCGGGGTCAAGCTTTACGTTCTTTGGGAGTGTACAAGAGTCAGCAACGGGGTCAGATGCAATAACTGCGGCGTATATCTTTACTTCGTCGATTGTTGAAAGCGCAACGGGATCAGAGGCAGTAACTACAACAGCAAGTTTTAACACAGCAGTAACGGAAAGCGCAGTAAGCGCAGAGACTTTAACGGCAGCGGCAGCGTTCATTGCTTCTGTTACAGAGTTGGCTACGGGTACAGATGCACTAACTGCACGACCTTTCTGGGAGATAATTGATGACACGCAGAACGCAAACTGGCAGAATATCGGTAACACGCAAACGGCAGATTGGACTGCTGTTGCAACGAATTAGGAGCACTTAAATGGCTACAGGCGCAACAGGACAATTAGGTTTAGCTTTACCCGTACAAGGTGAACTTACCGGCACGTGGGGTAATACGGTTAATAACGCTATTACCGAATACACTAACATTGCTATTGCAGCTACGCTGACACTGACAAATGATGGGGCGGTAACTCTGGCTAACACCACAGGTACTGATTTAGCTACCAACATTACATCCAGTCTAACAGGCGCGGGTACAGTAACGGCTCAGTTTGCAGTTGTTCAGATTACGGGCACCCTAACAACTACAAAAGTAATCACGGCTCCAAGCTACAGTAAAACGTATGTAGTTGATAACACTACCGCCACTTTTGGTGTGACGTTTAAAGCTGCTGGCCAGACTGGTGTTACTGTTGCCGCTGGCGAAAAATGCACTGTGTATTACAACGGTACAGATTACGTCAAAGTAGCCTCTAGTACAGCAGACGGTGTTACTGCGGTCAGCGTTGCATCAGCTAACGGTTTTGCTGGTTCAAGTTCAGGTGGTTCAACCCCAGCTTTGACTTTATCAACATCTATTTCAGGTGTTTTAAAGGGTAACGGTACAGCAATATCTGCGGCTGTTTCTGGAACTGACTATGCGCCAGCAACAAGCGGTACGTCAATTCTTTTTGGCAATGGCGCAGGCGGGTTTAGCAATGTAACGATTGGTACAGGTGTTAGCTTTGCAGGGGGTACGTTGTCTGCAACTGGCGCGGGGGGTACGGTTACAAGTGTGACTGCATCAGCACCATTGGCCTCTAGCGGCGGTGCAACTCCAAACATCAGCTTCACTGGTACGCTTGATGTATCTAATGGTGGTACTGGACAAACATCTTACACTGACGGACAATTACTGATAGGTAATACTACAGGCAATACGTTAACCAAAGCCACGCTAACTGCTGGTACAGGAATTAGCATTACAAATGGTTCAGGTGCTATTACAATTGCCGCTGCCGCCTCTGGTGTTACAGCAATTGAGCTTTTCTATTACGCAAACGCAAACGCATAAGGACTTATTATGACCACAGGACTTTTAGGCTCGGCAGACCTTGCCGCCGCAACCCTCACAACAATCTGCACACTGCCAGCGGGATCACAGTCCTTCACTGTCAACGTGTGCAATCGCAACAATACAAATGTGCTGATTCGTATTGCACCTTTGTCTACTTTGGCAACGCCTACAAATGCGGAGTATTTTGTTTATGACGCTAGTCTTCAAGCAAACGGGGTTATGCAACTGTCTGGTCTGACATCGGGTAGTGCAAAGTTGGTGGTTGTGCGTTCTGACACAGCCAATGTCTCAGTCAATGTTTACGGAGTTTAATCATGGCATTTAATAATATTCCATCCACAGACTTAAGCCGATTCTCAATTGGCGAGATTGTTGATCTTTCTGGCGTTTCTGACTTTTACAACGCTGGAAGTAGCAAGTGGCTAAAGTCTGCTACTTCAACAGCGTCAAGCAATTTAAGCAATACAACAAAGACAAATCTTGCGGCGGCTGGTACAGCAACAGCACCAACAGTTATAGCGCAAAGTGCTTTGTCTTTTTCTTATAATTCTTTTGGGTTTTGCGCAACTTACCCAATTCAAAGAATATCCGCAAGTAGCGTCTCAGTAGTCCCTGCTTTTTACAACGGCACAACAGCAGTTGGTGTTGGAGTAATGACTGCCGCTGGTTTGCAAGCAGTAGCTACAGGTCAAACAAGTATTGTAACACCTGATGCCCAAGCTGGCACAAATGTGGCTGTCGCAAGCAATAACACAAAAATATTCAGTTATTGTTTTACATCTGCAACCGCGTTAAATGTTAGTTCTACTACAAACGGTACAACATGGACGGCTGAAACTGTAACTGGTATTCCTACTTTTGCAACTGATGTTACTACATATCTATCATCATCAAACGGTTCTAGTGCTTCTTTTACATTAGCGGCGACAATAGGGTGGAGAAGAACCCAAGATACGGGCCAAGCGTGTTTTAATGTGTTTTGGTGTGGTGCTAGATTTTTGATACTTGCGCCCGGTGCAACAAACTTTGTGGCGTCATTATCAACAGATGGTTTTACCTTTGGGGGTGATAATACAACTGCTGTTCTTGGTGCAACTGCACAAGTCAGAGGGGCTTCTCTTCAGTTTTACAGAAATGGAAATAACTGTTATTTAAGTGTTGGAACAGCACATCGTTTTTCAACAGATGGTGGAGTTACATGGGCGGCAAGTACCTTTGCGGCGGCTCCTAACGCAAATGCCTTCTATCTTCAGTTCAACCAATCAACTCCAGCAAAATTGGTTATCATACCCGGCACGGGTGGAACAACCGCATACTATTCGGCAGATTCTGGAGCAACATGGTCAGCAAGTAGAACACTTCCAAACACTAATCAAAATGGAGGCCTTTACTATAAAGGGTCTACTCTTGTTACTTCTAACCGATCTACTTTATATTATGTCTCAACAGACGATGGTGTTACTTGGACAACACCAACATTTCCAATCGGTGTATTAGGGTCATCCATAATGTTTTTTGCTGATGCCAATAGATTTTATGCGGGTGTTCAAGGCCAAGCCCAACTATTAACATCTTCAGATGCCGTGACTTGGACAATCGTAACATTGTCTCAACAATTTACTTTATCAACTATTACTACTGTGGTTGGTTCTGGAATTTTGCCATTTGATTCCAACACAGTTGTATTACTTGGATACAGCAATGCAAGTGGGTATAACCAAACTTTTTTTACAACTGATGGCGGTGTAACTTGGACAGGCGCACAATATACAAATTCAAATACAGGTGCTTATTGGAACGTAGGTAACGCCTTTGTAACACCAGATGCTGGCGGTGTTGGTTTTGCTTTTGGAAGTGCTAATTTAACTGCCGCCAATTGTACTAACGTATTAAAAGCAGACATAACCGCTGGCGGTGCGTTTTATCGCACAGGTGTTACAGCCATTGACCCAATAAGAACTGGCGCAAACTCATTTGTAAGGGTAGGATAAATCATGTATTACAAATTTGAAATCTCTGGTCTTTATTGTGGAACTTCTGACGAGCAGGTTCCTTACTCAACAAGTGTTGCACCTCCTGATGAGAACATCACGGCCAAGTGGGTGTGGAACCATGTGAACTGGGTAGGCTTGCCTTTGGATTGGGAGTATGTCCAAGCGACTTACAATCCACCCCCAGTTGTTGAAACACCTGCGGAAACACCTGCGGAAACACCATCGGAGCCAACAGCATGAAGTTGCTTCTTGACCTTGAGCTTGTAAACCAAGTGCTTGGTTACCTTGGAACACGCCCCTACCAAGAGGTGTATGGATTGATACAAGCAATTCAGGAAGCCGCTAAACCACCTGCGGTTTCTGAACCTGACTTAACGGCGGATTAGTATGTGGGACTGGGCTGAAGCATTTATTGCCGCAGCCTGTCTTGTGGCCTTCGTCATTTTTGGCACGTACATGATTGCATGGAGTTTGGTGTGATAAATGCGTTGGCTCATACTGTTACTGTTATTGGGGCTAGTGGGAGCCACAGCCAAGAACGGATGCCATGTGCGCGAGTTCTGGTCAATTGCTTGGACAATCCACAACCCCTCAGAACGCCATCAACAGATGTCAATGTGGCTGACAAACAATGTGCGGTTTTGCAGAAGCCAAGATTTAACAGTCATTTGGAACAACCTGTCCGAGTGGGCAGGCACAGCTGATTCAGCAGAACTCAGAACTAAAGTCATTCATGGATACAAAGATGCACTTGAGCGAGAGAAAAAATGAAGATCAGCTACGACAAGTGGTATCCGATTGTCCAGCCTCAAACCAGTGTGCAGACAGAAGCGTTTGCAAAACGGGTGGAAAGGCTTGATGCTGAGAGGGCTGTGCAAGTGCAGATTGACCAGCAGGTTAAGAAGTTCCATCAGTACGAGTACGAGATTTATGAATATAGGATGCGGCAGATCACAATAAACATTGACATCACAAACCTTAAACGCGAGATTGACAAACTTGTATGACCAGAAAACCACCGACCAGACTAGTCAGGAAACCTGTGCCAGACACCAAGGACAAGCTGACGCTGTGGGTAACTCTCATGGTAAGCACGACCCTGTGCATCTCTGTATTGGCAATGGTGGTCAGCTTCATGTTAGGTTTGTGGGCCAAGGAAGTGGACAACGCAGAAATATTCAAAATGATTTCACCCGCTTTTTCTACTCTTATCGGCGGCATGATTGGGTTCCTGTCTGGTATCAAACTCATGCAGAATGATGACAAATCTAAATCGTGTAAGGACTAATTATGTTTGAAGTATTTGGCGGAATATTGGGTGGAGCGCTAGGCGGTATTTTTCGCTTGGCCCCAGAAGTTCTTAAGTTCTTTGACAAGAAAAATGAGCGCCAGCATGAACTGTTAATGTTTACACGCCAGTGTGAACTAGAGACATTGCGCGGTCAGCAGAAACTGGCTGAGATTGGGGCGCAACGGGAGGCGGCAGTTGACGTAGGTGTCATGGATGCCTTTAACTCTGCAATAGAACAGCAAGCCATAATGGTAAAAGCCGCTGGTGGTTGGGCGGCTAGTTTGTCTGCATCTGTTCGTCCTGTCGTAACTTACTGGATTCTTTTGGTCTGGTCTTTTGTGCATCTGTGGTTTGGTTGGAACTCATGGCTTGCCGGTGCTTCTCCTATGGAAGTCTTCAAGATGATGATGTCTCCTGACTTCTCGGCACTCTTGGCTGGAACAATTAACTATTGGTTCCTCGATAGAACTCTCAAGCAGCGCGGGCTATGAACTTAGAACTAGCCGCAGAGATGTGCAAACGGTTTGAGGGCTTTCGCTCCAAGCCGTATCTCTGCCCCGCCAATGTAGCCACGATTGGCTATGGTTCTACTTATTACGCTGACAAACGTAAGGTAACGCTAGAAGATGCGCCAATGAGTCAGGAAGAAGCTCATGCCCTTTTAATGATTGAGTTAGAACACACGTACTTGCCCGGTGTGCTGCGTAACTGCCCCGGCCTGATTACTGACGTCCGCAAGTGCAACGCTATAGTGGACTTTGCCTACAATTTGGGCACAGGCCGCTTGCAAACATCTACGTTAAAGAGGAAAATCAATGCCAATGATTGGGAAGGCGCAAAAGAACAACTAATGCTCTGGACTAAAGGTGGCGGCAAGGTATTGCCGGGCTTGTTAAAACGCCGCACGGCAGAGTGCGCTTTGTTGGATTAACCGATGGCACTTAAAAAATTAACCCTGAAGCCGGGTGTAAACAAAGAAAACACTCGCTATACCAACGAGAACGGTTGGTACATTTCCGACAAGATGCGGTTCCGTCAGGGTACACCAGAGAAAATTGGTGGCTGGGTTCGCATCTCCAGTAGTACGTTTCAAGGTGTTTGCCGTTCTTTATGGAATTGGGTTACGCTTGGGTTTTTAAATTTAGTTGGGGTTGGGACTAATTTAAAGTTCTACATTGAGTCTGGCGGCGCATACAACGACATTACGCCCATACGTTCTACAGTTACCATTAACAACAACCCTTTTGCTGGAAATGGGACAACAACAGTAACAGTAACCGACACTGCACATGGCGCTATAACGGGTGACTTCGTTACATTTAGTGGGGCTACAGGCGCATACGCCGCTACATACAACGCAGAATTTCAAATTTCTGTTATAGATATCAATACTTACACTATCTCTACTTCACCAACAGTTATTGCCGCTGGTTCTACAGGCGGTGCGGCTGTAATAGCAAGTTATCAAATCAGTGTTGGCCCAGAGTATGTAATTCCTTTAAGCGGCTGGGGCGCTGGCACATGGGGTCAAGGTGTGTGGGGTGTTGGAGGTACTTCATTAAGTTCTATTCGCATCTGGAGTCAAAATAACTTTGGTGAAGATTTAATATTTGCGCCTCGTGGCGGCGGTATTTATTACTGGGATGCTCAGGTTGGTGTAGACAATTTAGTCACCACAATTACAATTGCATCCCCTGCCGTGCTTACTGCATCTTTGCGTAATGGTACTGCGGTAGTGTTAAACACCACGGGTGCTTTACCAACTGGCTTGTCTATAGGCACGGTTTACTATGTAGTTGGTAGTACAGGCACAACTTGTAATCTATCAGCTACTTTTGGCGGTGCGGCTATTACCACAACCGGCAGTCAATCAGGGGCACAAAGTTTTTCGCCACGCGGTATAAATATTACTCAGCTCGGTGGGGCATCAGATTGCCCAACTGTCCAGAACACCATCTTTGTTGCTGACGTAAGCCGGTTTGTATTTGCGTTTGGATGTAATGATTACGGCAGTGTGGTGCAAGACCCTATGTTGGTTCGCTGGTCAGACCAAGAATCAGTGACAAATTGGACACCATCAGCTACTAATCAGGCTGGTAGCGTCCGTTTGTCTCACGGCTCAGAGATTATTACTGTAGTACAGACCCGCCAAGAGATTGTAGTTTTTACAGATTCGGCCCTGTATTCACTCCAGTATCAAGGGCCGCCAGTTGTTTGGTCTAGTCAGCTTTTGGGAGATAACACCTCCATCATCGGCCCTAATGCAGCTGTTGTTGCGTCTGGCGTGATTTATTGGATGGGCATAGAAAAGTTCTATAAATACGATGGTCGTACACAAACATTACGTTGCGATCTGCTTCGTCATATCTTCCAAGACATTAACTTAGCGCAGGCATCCCAAGTGTTTGCGGGAACCAATGAAGGTTTTAACGAGGTCTGGTGGTTCTATTGCTCACAAAATAGCGTTGAGATTGATTTGTATGTAATCTATAACTACTCAGAAGATGTTTGGTCTTATGGATCACTAGGCCGCACGGCATGGCTTGATTCAGGACTGCGTAATCACCCATTAGCTGCAACATACAGCTACAACCTTGTTGACCATGAGACGGGTAATGACGATAACGTAAGCGGTACACCAGCGGCTATCCCTGCTATTATTAGTTCTACTGAATTTGACATTGATGATGGCGATCACTTTGGTTTTGTTTGGAGGATGCTGCCGGACATTACATTCCGAGGCTCTGACGCAGCTTCACCCCAAGTGACCATGACACTTATTCCAATGCAAAACTCTGGCTCGGGGTACAACAATCCTATCTCTGTAGGCGGTAATTCAAATGCTACAGTGACTCGCACCTCAACTTCTGTAATTGAGCAGTTTACAGGTCAGGTGTATGTCAGGGTGCGAGGTCGTCAAATGATTATTCAAATTGAATCTAATCAGCTAGGGTGCGCTTGGCAGTTGGGTAGCCCACGTATTGACATTAAACAAGACGGACGCAGAGGTAACTCATGATTGTTATTTCTGACTTTGAGATCAATCAGGTTGCCGCGCCTAACTTACCACTGTCTCCGTTTGAGTATGACCGGCAGTATACCGATCAGGTAAACAACGTACTTCGCCTGTATTTCAATAGGGTTGATGCTATTTTGAATCAGCTTAAGACCGATGAGATTGTTCCAGCCTTGACTAATTACACTGTGGCAACGTTGCCCAGCGCAGTCACTTCAGGTAAAGGCGCAAGGTCTTTTGTAACAGATGCTTTAGGCCCAACATTTGGGGCTACCGTGGTGGCTGGCGGAGCAGTGGCTGTGCCTGTATATTCTGACGGAACGAATTGGAAAGTTGGATAATGGCGCTAACACAAGAACAAGTTGACTGGTGGTTTTCCCAAAACCCAAATGCTACAGCAGATGAAGTTGCTGCGGCTGTACAGGCTGTTGGCGGGCTAGAAGGTAACGCAGGTTTGGCAGGTATGATTGCCAACCGTTACTCTATTGCCGAACCGGACGTCACTAACTACTACAACGCGTACGTAACGCCCACAACAGCCGCAACCAATACGTCTACAGCTACAGATACTATTTTAAATACTCCAACAACGGAGACCGACCTACTTACAACCCTCGGAACCGGCAATACTGGCACTGCAACTAACGCATATTTCCAAGCCAACCCAGATGTAGCCGCATCGTTTGCTGCCAATAGTTATGGCATGAGCGCCGATGACTTTGCAAACTTTCATTGGAATAATTACGGTAAAACCGAAGGTCGTGTCTCCCCCACTGGCGTACCGGCTACCACTAATGTTACGACTACAACAACCAACAATACTGTGGATACAACCGGAAATACGGCAGCTACAGACCTTATTACGTCCGGCACTCCAACAACTCAAGCGGAACTATTGGCAACGCTAGCCGCCCCTGCCGACAACATAACTAATAACGGTTACGTAAAGCCTTCTACACAAATAAATCAACAATATGGTGCCGAAGTAAGGCCCCTTGAAGGCGATGATATTGAGACACAGGCTGCTCAATTAGCCGAAGAATACGCACGTTGGATACGTTCCGCTGACGGACGTTTCATGAATTTTGTTCGCAAAGATGATGGGGCTATATTAAAACAAACGCCATATACCCCCGGGCTAAGTAATTCACAACTACTCAAAATAGGTTTATCGTTTGTCCCGGGAGCGGCCCCGTTTCTTGCGGCGTATAACGCCCTTGATGCGGCCAGTAGGGGCGACTGGACCGGCGCAGTTATTGGAGGCACCGGGCTGGTTCCCGGCATGGAAAACTTAAACACAGCGCTAAAAGTTGGACAAGCTATCGACCAAAACAACCCATTTGGGGCAGTCACAGCGCTGGCTGGCAATACAGATGCACAAAATTTATTAGGGTTAGGCAACGTCAATGTTGGCGGGTTTACCACTAAAGATATTATGGCCGCAGGTAGTTTAGTTCAAGCTGCTAATTCAAACAATACCGCTGGTGTTCTTACGCATTTAGGAACGTTGGCTGGTAGTAGCGACACAGTGTTGGCTGGTCGGGCTTTGTCGTTATATAACCGTGTTCTAAACGGCGACGTTAAAGCTTTGGGCGAAGCGATGAGCCTATCTAACAGTATTGCAAGCGGGTCAACAGGTAATACTGGGTCTACAACTGGTGCAAACATTACCACTTTGTCTGACGAAGATTTGGCAGAGCTACAACCCGGAGAACTAAACGCATATCAAAACGGTGGCGTTCAAGGTTTGGCTGACTTTAGACGAGACATGCGGTTACTTACCGGCCTAACTACCAGCGGTCGCACAGGCGATGACACGGGCGGCGGCGACATAACCACCACAAGCACCGATGTTTCTGGCCTGCCTACAGGCGTACAGCTTGCTTCGACTGGCGATGGCGTTTTTAGAACAGATGTGGGTGGTGTTCCAACGTATGCAGAAAGCTCTAATGCTTCTAGTGTTAAAGCGCCGCTGGGCTACACCTTGCTGTCCATGTCGGAATCGGATGATAAACCTGAGGGGTCTTATTACGACATTACAGCTAACGCATGGTTTAAGCCAGATACCGCAGTAACAAATTTGACTGGCAGTACCACCATACAGGCTGATACGGACTTATTTAACAACTCTATTGGCACTCTGGATCAATTAGATACAACCCGAACAGCCGATGAGTTTGCAGACTTCTTGGCCACTATTGGCATTACAAACGCTACGCAACTTACGGATAGCGGGCTGAGTAACCAAGACATTTTAAATTTAATTAACGCTTTGGATGACACAGTTACCGTTACCGGCGCAACAGGCAATGATACTGTTACAGGCGCAACTTCCAACGACACAATCACAGGCGCTACTGGTAATGACAACTTAGAAACCGTAACGGTTACGGGCGCTAGAGGTAATGACACGGTTACTGGAGTTGACACAATTGCCGGTGGCGACGGAAATGACGGTATCCCAACCGTAGTCGTAGAAGCATGCAAAGATGGCAAGGTACGTGATCCGATAACCGGCCAGTGCGTGTTCCCCGAGGATATACCAGAAGTAGTCGTAGAAGCATGCAAGGATGGCAAGGTACGTGATCCAATAACCGGCCAGTGCGTGTTCCCCGAGGATATACCAGAAGTAGTCGTAGAAGCATGCAAGGATGGCAAGGTACGTGATCCAATAACGGGTGAGTGCGTTTTACCTAAGGAAGAGGATTGCCCAGAAGGTTTTGAGCGCGATGAGGCTACAGGTAAATGCATTCCGGTAGTTACGGTTGTGGACAAAACATGCCCAACCGGTCAAGTGTATGACGAAGACTTAAAAAAATGTGTGCCTATTACGACTGACGAGTGCGAAACCGGATATGAAAAAGTTAACGGTACCTGTGTGCCGGTCTGCAAAGAAGGTTTTGAGCGTGATGAGGCTACAGGTCAATGTATTCCGGTCGTCACAATCATAGACACGAAATGCCCAACCGGTCAGGTTTACGACGAAGAACTAAAGAAGTGCGTGCCTATCAAAACTGACGAGTGCGCCGAGGGTTTTCATAAAGATGCTACGGGTTTGTGTGTTCCTGACGATGATGAAGAATGCAAAGACGGATATGAGAAAGTTAACGGTACTTGTGTGCCGGTCTGCAAAGAAGGCTACATCCGCAACTTAGAAACTGGCGTGTGTGAAAAAGTAGAAAAAGAATGCCCGCCCGGTCAAGTGCGCAATGCGGACGGTAAGTGCGTACCCATCAAAAAAACCGAAGAATGCAAGCCGGGGTTTGAAAGAGTCAATGGTGTTTGCGTGCCTGTGTGCCAAACTGGGTACAAACGCGTCAATGGCGTGTGTAAAAAAATTACAGCGGATACCGTTATCCCCACCCCGACAACAAGTGGGCTTAGTGCGCAAGGGGAAAAAATAGACCCAATTTATGCGGGCGCAATGGATGACTTTGATTTGTTTGCGACTTTGGAAGAACTGCTAAAAGACAATCCAGAACCCAAAAAAGATAACAAGAAATCCAAGGATAAGACTAAAATGGCTACCGGCGGGCACCTTGATGACCTGCTGGCGGAGCAGATGACGGTGGACGATCTGCTAAAACTACTACGCTAAGGACTCAAGATGGCATTAATTACCGAGACAGTTTACAACCCTGAAACGGAGGAGTATGAAACATATACCTACGAAGACGGCACCATTGATACCGATGAAAGCGTTTCTGGCGATTATGGTGGCGGAGAAAGTGTTTCTGGTAACTATGACGCTAATTTCTCGTGGGGCGACGCTCCGGGGGGTGGTTCCAACACTACGGTTGATGCAACAACGGGCAACATTACCTATAAATATGATGACGGTTCATCACTAACAGTTGGCCCAAATGGTATGCCGGTTGCAAACACCGAAAGCGCTGATGCAAAAGGTAACTCCGTAGCGTACAACCGTGCATTGACATGGGCAACTAGCAATTTAGGGTCTAGAGCAGGCAAAGTATTTGCTAACATGATGGATAACCCCGGTGCTAGTTTAATTACTGCATTGGCGGCGGCAAAAGCTTTTTCTGGTAGCGATGAAGGCGGCTACAACGTACCTATCCCAAAGATGGATGCAGTTACCCAGCAGATTCAATATAACGATCCAAACCGCAGACCCGGTTCTATGGGACGCCAGTATACGACTGACCCGCGTTACATAAAGCAAGGCGATGCTACAAGCCTAGCCGCAGCCCAAGCTGCTTCAGATGCGCAGAAAGCCGGTATCTTAGCCGCATACAAACCCGCAGCCGCCCCTCCTGCGGTTAACCCGTACGCGGGTCAAATGGCTATGAAATACAACACACCTGCGACCGCTACAACTGGCGCTACAACTGGCACTTCAACCGCTGCAGCAACAACCCCCGCAGGTACCGGCATTGCCGCCGCTCTGCCAGTTATACCAACCCAACAACAGCTTATGGACCCCAACTACAAAATCAATTCAATTGGTATGGCTGATGGCGGTATTGCAATGGCTAAAGGTCGTTATTTGCGTGGTGGCACTGACGGTATGGCTGA